ACTTGCGGTCGTGTCAGTCTTTTCATAATTCTTGAGAAGCGACCAGTCTACATTCTTAGGCATTTCCACCGATAAGGCAGTATATGCGATCTGAGTGCATTCCTGATATGGTGCTTGACGATATGAGTGATCCGAGTGTGGTAAGAAGGAAATACCACTAATCTCATCGAAGTGCTTATATACCCAAGCACCAACCTCCATCCATTCATGTTCACGAACAGTTATGGTAATGGATGGTTTATGTTCACACCAATGGCGTTGATATGTCAACCACAATTCAAGATGTTCGATTGCAGTCAAATCATTACGAGTAATTGAACCAACTGCCTTCATTGGGAATGAGAATACCATTGTATGATCTGGTTTCATTACGCATGGTTCTGCGGGGAATCCAAGATCAATCATCATCTGACACAATGGATCCTTGCGATCAGCACGAACTGTACGGATATAATATTCACTATGACGAGCATGAATACCCGAAGCAGCATCGGTCAATTGACTAACTGTTCCAGAAGGCTTTACACAAGTAATAGCAGCAGCAGGATTAATTCCAAGCTTCTCTGCCCATTCTTTATTTGTCTCGACAGAGATCTTTTTAAGATCCTCAAGAACAACTGATAATAGACGATGATCCTTACTACCCATCAAAGGGTTATCAAGAATACCTGTCATTGATACACCAAGAAGTGCTTCTTCTTCACAATTCTTCTTCCATGTAGAAGAGAGATACGGGAAGTGGGTAAGTGATGCTTGCCAAGTACCAAGAATACTTGCAATTCGTACCTTACGAGCAATATTATCTTGTGTATCATCCGCACGAATTACAACTTCTGTAAGATTACAGAATTCACGATCACGAAGAATAATTTCACTGCATGGATTCGTTCCGAAGTCATAGGAAGAATCACGACGATCACCTAGTTTTGCAACAGTTTTCTTTGCCGCTTCTCTATTGAAGATGCCTCTTTCACCACTTTTGGACTTATAGAGAGAGATCCATTCTTCCATGAAAATTCCAATTTCTGGCTTCTCTTTATAGGCAACTGAATTATTTGCCAAGGCTCGTTGAGGGTTTTGTTCCCACCAAGCACCGCTTTTAGCATCTCGCATTCGTTCGTCCGTGAGATTGGACAAAGAAATAAGCGCAGAGCGTCTAACGCCTCCGACAACGACAATCTCTGCGATCTTGCAAACAATATCGTGACATTCGATGGAAGTAAGCTTTCTTCCTGCCGCTCTCTTAAAAGTATCAACGGTGAATTGAAAGAGATCAACGAGGGGTCTTGGCCCCGAAGCTCGACCACCAAATGTTTTGAGTCTTGCACCAGCAGGACGTACTTTAGACACATCCCATTTTGGAATTTGACCTCCAATAAGTAGGGATACGAGTTCCCGATATGCTTTAGCCCAACCAACCTTGCTGTCCTGAACGATAATAGTGGTATCTGAATTAGTAAAGTGTTCAGCGATTGTAGGAAGTTTCTCAACATATTGTCTCTCCACACTAAATCCAACGCCCGTACCACACATGAGGACGTATAGAATCTCATCAAAGGCACGAATATTGTTTACGGCCACATATGAGCAATTGTATCCAGCAACATTATCTCGCTTCAAAGCCTCTCCCGCTGTCATTAAAGCCCGCATGGATGGCATTACTTCCAAATTTAAAACCGCTGATTCCAGTTCAGAACGAAGTTCTGCTGATAAGATATAACTCTGATTCTCCTTGAGATGTGTCTCAAAAAAATCAAAATAACGCTTTACTGTCTCTGGCCACTCTTCTCGTCTATTCTCTGATTCAATCCAGCGAGAATAACGTGACTTGTAAATAAATTCTTGATACTGACTCGGTAAATTATTCATTCATACTCCTTAAATGCTTCTTATTTAGTTGTTCCTGACAATGCTTTCCAAGACACGGGAAACAATGGCTCAATTAATTCTCCCATAGCCTTGGCATATTCTTGGACTTCCCATTGAGCATGGGCATCAATTCTTTGGGCATATACACGGCTGTAGGCCGCTAGAGAGCCTGTCCACCACCATTCGGTGTACGTAGCCTGGGGTAAAATCCCACGGGCCTGTTCAGGGGCTATGCCTTGCTTTAATAACTCATCGTAGGTGTCCAATGCATCCTGACAAGCGTTGTCATACATGTCTAGAGCATATGGGGTTGGTGTCATGAATCCAGAACTACCCTGTTTAGCCCCATCAGTAGGAGCCTTTCGCCACTTTGGCTTGTAAATATCTGGTTCATAGGTCACGTACCTACGAGAAACCTCATTCATAACCAAACCAATTTGGTGCTTACCCAACTGTGCGCGAACAAAAATAGGTGCTTTGATTCGTAAGGTTATTTGTGGGTGTGCGAATGGAGTCCAGTGTTTATGGTCAGCAAGATACTTAATCAACTTCTTATCTTTTTCTGACAAAATATTGGCAGGGACATGACTATCTGGATGGTCCCATTCACTTTGTTTATTAAATGAAACACGTGCTGCGTTAACAACGGTTAAATCATCACCCATGTGTGAAATAAGTTCAACATGACCTTTATCTAAAACATCAATCTTTTTTGTCATCTTTTTTATCTTTCTTATCCTCTACAGAGTAATATAGCATTATACCTGGAACATCTTCCTCTGTAAAGGTTTTTGCATAATCTATTGCTTTCTTGAATAATTCAGGATTTGATTCTCGAATATATTGAGCAAAATGAGAATTAAATACCATTAATGTATCTAACATTTTTTCTAACAAATATGATTCCTCAGCGTCAGAGAGATTTTCATCTTCTTCCTGAAAAAAGTCATCATTTATATCATCGTTTTCTTCCATTTTGTTAATACCAATTTAGCTTTTAAATCTGAGTATGTGTTTTGATCAATTAATTTTTTTGCATCCAATCCAGCAGAAACCATATCATTAATATCTTTCTCTGTAATATTTTCTGGAAAAATGCAAACAGTTTTTTTCATGTTTATCAACTTTTCCAGTAACTGCACAGTTTCTTTTTTGTATGGTTCATTGTCTAATACATAAACAGCATTTGTATCATCTATTTTTTCATGGACTTGAGTGAAATTACTAGATCCCAATGTTGCTATTGCATTTGGAATAAACATTGAATTGATTGGACCTTCTAGAATATAGAATTTTTTAGTCAAATCAACTTTATCTAAACCGTAATAGCACAGTTCTTTTTCTCTTTTAAGAGTAAAATATTTCATTCCTTTTTTTGTTTTCTGTGAGAAGGTTCGGCACTGAAATCCGCAAATGCCACTGCTATTACGAATGACAACCACAAGCCTATCCTCTTTAGAAAACCTATCTTTATACGACTCATCGAATTCCTCCGCTAGTTTACCCATATCATCTGTATATCCAATATCATCCCATTTTTCCTTTGGGATTTTACGATCAATCACATATTGAACCGCTTTATGCTCCTCTGGTAAATCTACAAGATACTGAAAATTGTAAGATTTTGGCCTAATTGCAGAAATCGGATATAGATCTTCCTGTGTAGGCTTTTTAAAGTTACCACGATTTTCTCCAGCACAGAATCTTTCCATCGAATAATCTTTACACAAAGACGGAGAAACGTGTTGTAAAAAATTATATACGCTAAGTCCAGCACCACAGTTATGGCATTTATAAAAAAAGCTATTATTTTTAACAAAGAAATATCCTCTGGCTTTGCCTTTACTCTTTGTAGAGTCTCCACAGATTACACATCGACAATTAGCAAGTGTTTCTTTCTTCCATTTGAATTTAGGAAGCATTGAAGAAACTAAATTGATATACTTTTTATCTATGTAAAGAGCCATCACATTTTCCAATCATTAAAATTATTTTGCTTCTTTCTCCCAAAGAAATTATCTGGTCCTTGTGGTTTTGGTTCTGGTAGAGGGACTGATGCTTCTGCTGAATATAGTTTCATCTTACCGCGATTAATTTTCAACAAGAACTTTTTATTACCAAGACGTTCATTATAACGGTTTTTCAACTGTTTTACTAGAATGTGGCCAGATTGTTCCAACTCATCCGTGCTGATCAACGCAAACATAAAATCAGCAGTCATTGGTAAACCGAATGATTCTGACGTGTGAGTAAGTTCAGGATCACTATTTGCAAATCCTTCCCTGTTCGTTTGGGTTGCTGTAACCAATGGTACATTGTATTCAACTGCAAGACCTCTTAATTCCTCAGAGATTGCTTTAATGTATTCAAAGGAATTTACTTTACCACCCTTGATTCTCGCAGAAGCGCAAATATTCAAGTAGTCAATGAAAATAATATCTGGCTTGAATTTCTTCTTAAGACTCAACTCATCCAATAGAAATCGGAAATGGTTTGAATTGGCAGTTGATGTTGGATATTCTTTGATAATCAACTTACCTCTTACATCAGCACATGAGTTCTTAAGTTTCTTTTCATACACAGAAAGAGGAAGAGCTTTAAGATCATTGATTGCAACATCAAGAATATTTGCATCAATTCTTTCAGCAATTTTTTCTTCTGACATTTCACATGTGATGTAAAGAACATTCTTATGCTGCTTTAAACAAGCCGCAGCAAAATGGCATAAGAACAATGATTTACCTACACCAGTACCAGCCATACAAATCGATAGAGTCTTTGG